CAAAAATAGTCGGATATCCATTCACGTTTTTTTGGTTTGTTAGTTTGTTTAAAATCTATTATGGCTGGCTGTCCTTCATACACGCCTACAATATCAGTAGCACCGGCGTACAACCCTGGATAGTATAGGGTCACCTCCTGTCCCCACACCTCATCAAGCTCCCCGAGCCCTGATTCTATAATCTTTTTAGCCATACCCTCTGCTTCTCGGCCAATGCTTGTTAGGTCCTTGTGCCCCGACCCATCAATAAAAGCCTCTAGATACCTGTGCATAGCAGTACCACGCATCGCGGCTAAGTCTCTAACCCTATCAGCAAACTCTGGCCCCATCCTGGCCTTCCAATCAGCAAGAGACTTTTTCTTATCTTCCGACTGGGTCGCAGACAATATAGTAGTTACCGATGGTAACTTCTCTGAATCAATATCATAGTGACGCTTACCATCAATCAATGATCGCATTGATTTAGGGTATTTAAATTTATTTATTCTTTTCATTTCTTTCTTTTTTACTTCTTAACGATTGCTCGTACGATTCTTTTAATTCATCCTGTTCTTTCATAAAAGGATCTTCACCTTCCATTACTCTTTTTTTAAATATTTCATCAAAGTTTTTTCTGTACAAATCTGTAGAAACCCTTGATTTTCCGTCCCATTTTCTACCTTTAGAATTAGTGCTCATTATTCAGAAATCTTTATACCTGGTTTAATACTAGCTAACGGAACGCTATCAGTAATATTACCAGCCACTGAAACTCTAGTTACATCAGAAGAAAAAGGTGCAACATAATGTTTTACCCATGCAGGAAAAATCCACATATCTTTTACCTTTGGCATAATAGCTTGATAAGTTATAGCTTGTCTTGTTCCTTCACCGTAAAGAAAACTAATTCCACCAGGACCAGATGATTTACCTTTATACTCTTCTTGTTCCTTTTTAATTTCCTCTGGAATTGTTAAATAAATTACAAAGCTTAAAGTATCTGAATGATCATGAGGTGGATTAAATTCATTCTTCTTCATATAGTTTATCCACATCTCCCTAATATTATATTGAGGTTGTTGTGTTGGTTTTTTATTGCTCCAACGAATTCTTGCTTCATCATAAACTCCAATACATTCTGCCATATAAGGCATAAGTATTTCTTTATTCCTAAAACTATACTCTTCCTTCATAATGCCAGCTAATTTATTTTGAATACCTTGCGCTTCAACACGTGATGCTTCTCCTTCTTTTAATAATAATTGATGAAATTCATCTGTTATTTGAATTCTCATAACACAAGGGCCCCAATTTAAAATACTATAAGTAGTGCCTGCTGGTTGGGCTTCATTTGGATTTACTGTTTTCATATTATTCTAGACTCATTACCTTTCTATATTCATTTAGATTAACCACCTTTTCATTCATAATTTTATGTTCTGCATAGTGATCTAATATTTGTTTTATTTTTTCTAATTTTGTTATTGCATAAGGATATAATAAACAACAAACAAAATAAGCTTCTCTAAAAGTGCAACGCCATCGGTACTGCATTAAATAGTTTGTGCCGTCTACACGTTTGCCCTTACGAGGTTTTTTAGTTACAGTGCCACATTTAACTAGTTGATGTACCCAATTAATTACCAGAGGATCGGTCATAGTAATTTCCATACTAATGCGCATAGAATTAGATATTCGATACCCAGGTTTACCTTTATGTTTCTTTTTCTTTTCTAATCCTCTTTTAAAATGAATACTACCTTCTCCGTCAAATAGTCCGGCAAGATAAGCTATATCACTTTCCTTCATTTTTGTTTCCTAACATTGTTCTTAAGTTATCATTTTCTTCTGACAATCTATCTATTTCTTTTTCTAAATTAACTTTTTGAACTTCTAAATCAAGAATTGCTTTACCTGCTTCTCTGCATTTTCCTTGCATAAACTCTACTTGTTTTTTTAATTTAGCAATAGTTTCTTCAAGATCATTAGGTCCTTTATCACTCATTATTTACTCCTTTCATAATCCATTTTACAGTTGTGGTGGTTGGATCAAATCCATCAAAGTCATACTTACTGCAACCTGTGAATACCATCAGCATCAACGTAAATATCATTACGTTCTTCAGCATATATCTCTCCTTCTGAATCACAGACACCGCATTGTGCGGTCACTTCTTCTTTAGCTAACCTATACGGTACTCTTATATATCCATTGCCCTTACAATGAGGACAAATTACTTTCTTAGTCTTTTTTGATTTTTCCATTTAACTTCCTCACTTTCTCATTCACTAAAATATTTATAGTTTGTGATCTGCTTAGTATAGTATTTGGAACTATCTTTTTTCTTAATATATCAATTGCGTCATAGGTCTTATGTGACAAAGACACATTTTTATATTTTGTTATATCAGTCATAGCTGTTATACTCCTTTCTTATTATTTTTATCATATGGGATTTATCTCATTAATTACAATAGGTGTCAATGAAAATATTATTAACTTTAATTATGTGTAGCTACGTCCAAGGTTCTTGTTTACAGCCATATGAATGGCCGGTACAATATGATAGTATGTACGATTGCATGCTTGCAGGTTATGAAGAATCTCAAAAGAAAATGATAGAAATTGGAAGAGTTGAAGTTAATCAACATCAAATCTATATTAGGTTTACTTGTGTATCCGCCGCTAATACTTAATTTATTATTCATATTAACCCTCATAGTTTCCGTGCACGTACTCCTATGAGAGCAAAGGCTCCGAGGCTACCCTTTCGGGTCACAGCTTGACGTACAGGGAATAGCGCGAGGCATTATTTGGACGCCGGTCCTTTTCAAATAGGTTTGTCTCCAATCAGTTTTTGGACTATATTTTTCTGCTTCTCCTAAACAATCTATGGAATCAGCATAATAGCCATTATTAAATAACCATTCTGAATGTAGTAATAAAATTTTATTTTTCATTTTTATATTTATAGTACCAGCCATTTTATCTACACATACAACCAATCCAGTCTCCACTGCCATCGTTCATAATATGTAAATTTAATTCAGTTACATACCCCGTTAATTTTAATCTTAGTATTTCACACAGATCAAAACAATCAACGTCGCTTGTCAACACTATTCCATCCATCATCTGTTTTGTGACTGGGATCAGTTGATACAGGTCTCCGTTCCATATTATTAAATCCATTTGTATATTCCTTTACATATTTATACCAAAGATCTTTATATTTAGGATCTTTAGTTTTGTTCCAAAGATTTGCTAAGTTATCTATCTTCTTTTGAGTCACCTGTTCTCCTTCCAAAAGCAATTATTTTCTTGAACCCTGGTGCCTGTAGCTCTAACTTTGCGTAAGGTTTCCAGGCTTCTGTAATTAAATTTAATTCAATTAATAAATTAGTCCATTGCTTTGTGGTAATATTTTTACTAGTGATTGTTAGTTTTTTTACGCTCATATTCCTCCATTTCTCCAATATCAGATATAAGATTATTAACAATAAACTGTCTTCTATTTCTTAACATAACTATTCTGTCTATTATAACTTCTATCTTTTGATACAAAGGAAACAAAAATTCTGGCATTGTATCTTTAGTATCCATACTTAAAAGTTTATCTAGTTCTTTTTCTAAATCTACTATTTGAGTAGAAGCTCTTCTATAAAGTTTATCTATCATAATGTTCCTTTCTTTCTGTATATATAGTATTTTGTAGGATTTATGTCAAGTATTATTTTCCCTGGCCCCGGTATTTTTTCCACGAACGCCGGCGGGATTTGTTCATTTTACATTTACTGGGATTTCTACCTATCGACGTCTTGTGAAATACAGCTTCATGTTCTATTTTTTTCCCGTATAAGTTGCCTTTTTTCTTGGCCATTACCAGTCTCTAACATACGGCTTAGTGCCATCTGAAGGATGTATTACTGGCAAATAAGATATTTTACCATTTACATGCTGTTTGCAATCTGCACCACATGTCATACATCTATAAAATTCTTTAGTAATTCCAACTAAAGTTGTAAGTTCATCACAAGTTGGACATTGTCCAGTGACTATTTCAGCTGTCCATCTTATATTTTTTTCTGTCATAAACTTTCTTGTTTTTTACCACACGCTGATAGTAACGTCCATCATTTAATTCCTGTGCTACTTTGTTTCTACGTCTATTTTTTTTAAGGAAAAAAGCGTATGATTTTTTATTCAAGGATTAATGAGAGAATTTTCTTCTCCCCCATATATACTTCTATGTTTGCCTTAGATTTTATGCATTTGTAAACAACTCTATCTTTAGTGCTTTTGTCCTTCATAGCGTAACGTTTTCCTTTAAGACAGTTTTGTAAATTATCATAATAACGGTGTTCTATAATTTTATGGTCTTGCACAAGTAACAAAGCAAATACTATTTCTATCATTAGTGTGCTCCTGATCCGTTTCTAATTAATTTTTCAACATCTTCGTTAAGCTTCTTAACTTGTTCTTTTAAAAAATCGATGTTAACGGCATTATGTCTCATTCCCTTAATTTCATCCTCAATGTCAGATACAACACCTGCGATGTGTTCCACCAACATGAAAAGTTCGGCCTCTCCGGAAGACTGACCAAGTTCTCCACGCGGGTATTTGATTCTAAACTCTGAATTTTGTGCTAAATCTTTTTCAAATAATTCTAATTTTGTGCTGTGTTGGTTGAGCTTCTCATTAATACCGAAGTAAGCCCAGGTTCCAATTGCAACCATCGCGATCAGCGATGCTACCGTTTTCATCGGCATTTGCACTTTAGCTTCTTCTGATATTGTTAAAGGTTTATTTGCCATTGTTTACTTCGTTTTCAAAACTTATATCCGTGCCATGATCTTTTTCTTTTTCATAAGTTCTTTTAGAATTTTTCTTTTTACATTTGCAACGTGGTGCAAATAATTTATTTATTTGTTCTGATATCCAGTCTATTCCACCAAAAAATTTTAATAAAAATTTATCAATCATTCAATCTCATTCCACTCTGCTTCTTCGTCAACCGGTTTAGGTTTTGGAAGAACAATGTTTTTATCGTTAATGTTTTTAGGCATTAATAACTTACTGTCCCCCATTAGTTTGATATCTGGATTTTCTTTTTTGTAATCGTCCTTCAAATCATCCCAATAACTACCGTCCGGCTTTTTATTTTCAGGAATGATTATACCAGAACATTTAGCTACTAGCAATGCAAAGCTAGGGTTACGCTGTAAAGTAGGATTATTGTTAACTTTTCCACACATTTTCATGAGTTCTAATTGTTGTTTAAGCTCCATATTTTCTTGCTGTACTTTTTTAAAATCGTCTGTGCAGGCTGAACCTAAATATTTTCTATACGTTAAACGGATTGACCGATCGTCACCATAATTGTCGTAATTAGAAGAAGGACTGTAGTGCCTGTAATGAGAGTCGGAATCTCTTTGTTCCACGGAGACATCAAAAGATCCAGTGCTACAAGTATTAGTACCGTTGTTAAGATAGTCATTTCTACTGTGAGCTGGTCCACCAAAAAAAGCAAGTAGACACATTAAAATTATAAGTATCGCTGTAAACTGGTAATTCATCTTGGCTGCCTCCATGCATAACTACCTATTTAAATCTTTGATATCATAGTCATGCTCTCTAACTTGATCAGCAAGTTGTCTATATAAATTTTCTGCCATGGTCCATGTGGCCTCAGCAGACGATAACCTTGTATTAATATCTACGATTTCTTTTTTGGCGACGTCTAGGTCTCTTTCAAGATTTACAATATGTTGTTCAGATGCATTAATTGTATCGGTAAGATTTACTACGTATCTTACTCCAGTAAATGTTCCAACAACTAAAGATGCCACGATAGGCACCATTACTATATTTTTCTTTAAAAGATCTACTAGATTCATAGGGCATAAATTAAAATATTAAAGCACCTACGATGAATCCTGCAACAGCACAGATAATTTCTCTTCTGTTATGTAGCTGCCACACCATAAACTTATCTTTGTATTGTTTAATCATTTTTTTCCTCCAGTTCTCTAAGTTGATAATCATAACTGCCTTCCTCATGTTCGTCAGTTATCCACTTAGAAGTTTTTTCAACTGACCATGTTTTACTAGTTACTAGTCTGTTAATCAAGTTTTTTGATGGGTCATTACCCATTGATGTATCAAATACTCTTAGTCTATTATTAGGTTGTATTGCGTAGTTTCCATCATCTAATTCAATTACATGACCACATTTGTGTTGATCGGGTTTTTCTGAATAACCAAAATTTAATTCATTAAAATCTCCACTACACCAATCTATTGTAAATAAGTATGTTCCTTCTCTATGTTTTTTACGCCTAGATATGTATTTCATTTTAGATCCAGCCAACTCATAAAAAGTAGTAACAGCTACGTTGTAACTAAAACAATCCCACATCATAAGCTCATCAAGAGGAAGTTCTTTGACTCCAGGTTTTTTACAGAATGCTGAAATAGGTGCCCGCCACCACAGACCACCATCTTCCATCATAAAATGAAATAAAGGTGTAGAGTTAGGAATAGAACTAAAACCAAATATAGTGCATTCAAAATATTTATCGTGAGAGTCTCGTTGATCTCTAAGATAATTACCTCTTACATAGCATTCTATTATAGGTATGTTTGCATTTAAATAAGCCATCAGTCATTTATCTCCCCCCAATTGTCACCTGATTCGTAGTCAACTTTATTTGGGACTTCAAGTGTAACAGCCTGCTCCATAATCTCAATAATTTTTTTAGCCTGTGCGTCATTTTCAATTGACAGATCAAGTTCATCATGAATCTGTATGTGTGGTATTATTCCTTCCTTGTATAATTCTAGCATAGATTTTTTTGTCATGTCAGCAGCACTACCTTGAATTAATTTATTTAATGATTTGTAGGTATAAGCTCTTCTAATCCCTGGTCCATGTTCCCTGAGTGCTTCTTCGTGAGGTAATGCTTTATGCATACCGAATTGATTAGGCTCCCATAGGTGAAACCTACATAGTCGACCCAGTAAAGTTCTTATCTGTCCTCTGTCCTGTGCTCTGTTAGAAGCTTTCTCCATCAACTGTTTAACAAATGGTACTCTTTGGTGATAGGTGTTAAATAATTCTGCAGCTTTTTCTTTAGTAACACCTAATTCTGCTTGAAGCTTAGCCTTACCCATTCCGTAAAATAGTCCAAGGTTAATTGTCTTTGCTTGTGAACGTGGTATCTGAGCCATGTCTGCTACTGTTTGATGGAAATCTGCGTTTGAGTCTGTGTTGTATGCATCAATTACATCATAGACTGATGGTAATTTATATAGTGATGCATAGTGTACTACTAATCTTGGTTCTTGTTGTGAATAATCAAAGACTCCCCACTTACAACCTTCTTCAGGAATAAATAATGATCTAATCTTTGGTCCAAGATCTTTATTCCTTGCAGGAATCTGTTGAAGGTTAGGATTCTGGTAGGAAAACCTACCAGTCACCGTGCCCCCGGTCTGTGATCTAAGCTGATTAATTTCAGCATGTATTCTACCCTTGTGTTCGTATCTAAGAATAGAATCTATAAAAGTTGTGTGAGCTTTGTTAATCTCTCTTGCCTTAGCAATCATATTAACAACAGGATGTTTATGTTCTTGTAAAAAATTTTTAGTAAATGATGGTGCTTCTGTTTTTTCTGTACGTGGATACTCTAATCTCAATACATCAAATACATTTGCAATAGACCTTGCTGCCCAGATCTGTGTATCAATATTTGTTTCTCCTTTTATTTTATTTAATAATTCGTGTTCTGCTTTTTTAAATTCTGTTTTCATTTTATGTGCTTTGTCTACATCAACACGTACACCTTTAAACCTCATGTCAACCAGGCATGGAAACAATTCTGTTTCCAGATCAAATATGTCCTCTAAATCCTGACTAATAATCTCTTTCTTCATCTCCTGCCATAACCCAAAAGTTACTTCAGCATCTCTCTCTGCATAAGATCCAACATGCATAGCAGGTAGCTTGTACATTTCTGCTTTAGGGTCAATACCCCATTCTTCTGCAGCTTCTGCTAGTGCAGCTTCATTTTTACCATAGCCCAGGTAATGCCATGACAAACTATTAAGATCATACCTAAATCTATTCTCATCTGTAATTGCTGCAGCTATCATGGTACAAACAATGTCGCCATTTATTTTAAATCCTAATGCACGTAGCCAGCAGACATCGTACATTGCATTGTGAAAAATTTTTGTTGATGGAGATTCTAATATATCCTTAAGCCAACCTAAAACTCTTTGTCGGTCCATGTTACCACCACCTTCATGACCAATAGGAAAGTATCCTTTGTAATGTTTAGTTGCAACAGCAATACCAATCACATCACCATTACCAATAACAGAACCAGATCCTTTCTTTATTAGATCAGGATCTTTTGTTTCTAAGTCTATTGCTATTTCATCTACTTGTCTTAAGTCTGGAAACTCTGTAGGTTTTACCCACTCTGTCTGTGCTTCAAACTTAGGAATTTTCACCGTAATCCCTTTCAATAATCATTTCGATAAAGTGAATAGCTTTTTCCAAATCTTGCTTTTTTCCTTTCAGTCGATGACGACAGATGTATTTTATAGCACATCCTTCTGGAAAGAGCAACTCGTTCTCTACCACAAATTTACTAGGTTGAATTTTAAATTTGGAGTAATGTGATCCTCCAATTTGTTTATCCCAAACTTTCGACGTCATAACCTCTATCCTCCCTTTTTGCTGTCATTATATATAAATTTTGTTTAGTACGTGTGACACCTACATACCAAACCCTATGTTCTTCATCGTGTTTATCATCGCTTTTTTCTGTCGCTTCTCTAATTGTTTTTGTATTATCTAAAATTAATAAAACATTATCGGCCTGTCCTCCTTTGGCAGAATGAATTGTAGATAGTTGTACTCTTGCATCTTTGTTTAATTCTTCCCCCTGTCTCAACATTTCTCTTATATATAAACATTCATCAGGATTTATTTTAAAAACATCATACCATCGTTGAGTATTACTAAATCCAAATTCTGTAAGGTCATATAATCTTTCTTCATTAAGTGTATGATAAGATTGAGTGCATTCAAAAATATCTTTTAATTCACTTAAAGATAATTTATCTCCTTTATTTTGCCATCTTGTGTAGTTTAGAATGCTTCTAAACAAGGAAGCTGTAAAACTTTTACGTCCTTTAAATTGAAAATAAATTCCCATGTCTTTTAAAAGAGGTTTTAATTTTTCTAGTCTATCGTTCGTTCTAGCTAACACCAACCAATTGTCTTTGTACAAAGGCGCATCATCAATGGTTGTAATATAATTAACTTTACCTTCTTCATCTCTAGACTTCCAATTTTTTTTAACTCTTCTATCGTCTGGAATTCGATCTAATATTTTATTGGCTATATCCTGTACACTCCTAGGAACCCTGTAAGATTGTGGCAAAATAATGTCTTTTTTAACCTGTGTGGCTATGAATTTAAGCACATCTGCACCAGCCCAGCCATAAATAGCTTGATCATCATCACCAGCTAGTATAACATATTTGGAATTTTCCCGCAGAATATCTACCATTTTCCACTGTATAGGAGATAAATCTTGTGCTTCATCAATAAAAACTACGTCATATTTTGGACACAATTTAGCCACATTAAATTTTTCAATCATGTCTGTAAAATCGTACAGTTTAAAAGAATCTTTATAGTTATTTAATTCTTCTTCTAAAACATACAGTAGATTTTTTTCTAATTCATAGGAGTACATTCCAGTATTGTATTCGTCCTCAATTGAACATTCCTTTATTCTGGCCGCATTTATCAAGTTAAAATATTCACTATTAGAATCTACAAATCCGGTAGATTCCTTGCCATCAGAATAAATTGTAACCTCTATTCCTACTTTTCTACCTATATCTTCGTAGTGTTCATCCTGCATAACCTGAGCTTTTTTCATCCCTAATCTGTTAAAAGCAAGAGAATGAAGAGTTCTAAAATTTTTTAAATCTTTCTGTTGTAAATGTTTGTATGCATCTAACATTCTATTAGTAGCCTCGGTTGCTGCTTTAGTGGTAAAAGCAAAGTAACCAATCTTGTCCAAAGGTGTTCCAAGTTTATAAAATGTTTTAACATAATCAATAAGTTTAGTTGTTTTCCCTGTTCCCGGAGGCCCGTATATTTTTCTACTAATCACATTATCTCCGTCTTATGTTTTATTTTGGTATGGTATATTGGTACTTCTTCAAACGACTTTATGTTTATTTGTACTACATTTTTAGTAGAAGAATTATATTTACCAGACTCTTTAGATGGAAATCTTTTCTGGTCCAGAAATTGTATCTCACACTCTCTGTATGTAGTCTCCATGATACGTCCTGTTTTTTCTTCTTTATATTTCCAATCTTTAGCTCTTAATCTATCAAAAAATTTTTCAAATTTAAAAAATGCATAGTCACCTTCTATTAATACTGAACCACTTTTAAATGCTGCATCTGTTGATGCTCTAGGTCCATTAATTCTTGCATGCAATACATCATGTAGTTTTTCTTTAGGAGATGTACCTATAGGTGGCTGTACAGCTTTTTGTGTTTTATATAATTCATCCATTACTGTTTGTTCTTCTTCACCTTTAATAAGTGGTGGTAAAAATCCTGCAGCTTTTGCTATTGCATTTCTACGTTTACGTTGATCATTTAAATGTTCAATTGATTTACAATGCACTGTTGCTGTTGCAATACCGTCTGGTTTAGTAACGTCAAATTCGTATTCTGGTTCTTCAAAAATTTCTATCTTTCTAAGGTTAGTCAGTATAGGATAGGATCCCTTTGATCCAGCCAACACCCCAAATCTTTTTTTAACACATATACCCTTCTTACAAAAGTCAGCTAGTGGACTTTGAGTACAGGTATATCCTTTGTCCGATCTCTTCCAGGATTTTAATTTTGCACTTAATATCTTATCATCCCATGCATTTGCATGTCGTTCTTCAAAAAATTTAACTGGAGCATTCTTGACTTTCTGCTCCCATCCATCAGGGTATTTCATCTTAGCAAAGACATGATAGTTGTACATAAATCTATCTTTACCATCAAAGCCGTCTCTACTAGATACTTTAGATATTTCAGCCAAACATGGCGGACCATCTAATAAATCTCCATCAATTCCTTCATAAATTTTTTGATCTATATTTTCTGTAATTTTTGTTAAGTCTTCTTTAGAAACTAAATTAGCTTCTACTAATGTTAA